CACGTAAGTGTCTTGAATTAGCCATTGAAGGTGAGACTCATGAATTCACTGTCATGTATCCAACTTACGAAGCAGTTGCCGCACAAGAAGGTAATGCTGTTGCACGTGGCGAGTTCCAAGGACAAATTAGTGAGTCAAAAGAACACGCTGAACAATTTAAGAAGGTATTAGCATTGGCTGAGAAGCGTTTCGCTGCTTTGGCTAAAGTTGAAAAGCGTCACGCTGAAGCGTATCAAAAAGTTAAGGAGTCACTATGAGCGAACGTATCTATGTCTGTGTAGTTTGTGGTCACCAATTGAGCGAAGCTGACTGGTTGAGCCTCCCAGATACTGTTAACTGCCCTGAATGTGGTGTGTCTAAAGACGACTACGTTTTGATGGAATAAGAGGGTTTTGTCCAGTCCCTTAAAACTGGACTATTTTCATTTCTAAAGGAGAACGATATGGAGTTTATCTCTAATGTCCTGTTAAAGGATATTTCGTACCTCTGGATGATATTCTTCATTATGATCAGTGCGGGACTAGCAAAAGAGCACCAACTCTTCGCCCCTGCTTTTGCCTATGTTAAGAATACATTCAGATCCAATAGATTTGTAGTTGCCATGCTAAGTGCTATCGGCGGCATCCTTCCCATCGAAGGTCGTGTCACTGTTAGTGCTGGCTTACTTGATACCGTTGCCCCGAAAGAAGGTCACGGTAGAGAGAAACTTGGCATTGTCGATTATCTAGCGACACACCACTATTACTTGTGGAGTCCGTTAGAGAAGACAGTTATTCTACCAATTGCTGCATTCGGTTTATCGTATGTTGCTTGGTTAGGATTAATTGCACCTCTGTTGGTGGTTAGTTTGGCTTTCATCACGTGGTATATCTGGACACAGATTCACGAAGAAGAAGTCGCCATTCAGCCAGGAAAGTTTAAATTAAGTGCTGTGCTTCGCAACACTGTACCGATGGTAGTAGCCATTGGCGCTTATGTAGCAGGTGCTAGTCACGTGATATGTTTTGGTTCATTAGCCTTGTATTACATCGTAATCACTCAGCAATGGAACTTCAAGAAACTCTTGGGTTACATTCGTTGGGATGTGTTGGCGTGGGTTGGTCTAGCTATTATGCTGGGTAACTTCATGAAAACATACGGTGGTGCTTGGAACGAGCTTTTGAAAACAACTATGCTAGACCCTCATACCTTCGTTGGTATGTTGATCATCAGCTTGATTGGTTTCACTGCTAGTTTCTTGATGGGCAGTTCTGGTAAGTTTGTTGCTATCGCTGTATTGATGGCTCAAGTCTTCGGCGTTGAATACTTCTTGTGGTTCTTCGCTATTGACTTCACTGCTTACTTGTTAAGCCCAACACATAAGTGTGTCATGGTTGGAAACCGATACTTCGGTACACCATTGAGTACATATTACAAAGCATTAGCAACATGGGGTGGTCTGCTTCTATTGACAGCAGGTATTCTCACCTTTGCAGTTTAAGGAATCAAAATGAAGAAGTTAATTTTTACATTTTTGTTATGTTTGAGTGGTGTAGCAGTCGCAGGACCATATGTAGCTGCTGAATATGAAACATCCGAGGATAGAAATACAAAAGCCGATAGTTATTCAATGGCTGGTATTTTTGGATACAAGCTACAAGACGGTTGGCAGGTTTCTGGTAAGATGCAGTATAGCCAAGCTGAATGGGGTAATGGTAGTATTACTGAATCCCTGGAAGCACGTGTTAAGAAAGCGTTTACCTACGGAAACTTCAAACCTTACCTTGGAGTTCGTGTCGGAGAGCGACTAAAGTCTAATGACAGTTTTGCATATTACGCTGTTGACGCTGGTACAAAGGTCGCAGTTGCAAATCCAGTTGATTTGGATTTTAGTTATCGTTATAGAAATTCTTTTGAGAGTGGTAAGAACTTTCAAACGGATAGATATGGTATAGAAGGGATCTATAAGTTTAATGATTCTAATTCAGTTGGTCTAAGATATGCTCAGACTTACGGTGATTCAGAATCTGATTCTTGGAGATTACAATATAATCATAGTTTCTAATTGAGTCGGGGAGCTTCGGCTCCCCTTTAATTTATGTCCTTAATAAACCAATACAAAGAACTTCATAAAACTGAATATTCTACATCAGCTACTAATCTACATAAAGAAAGTATCTCACAATTTCTAAAATTAAAAGAATGTGAGACTATTTTAGATTATGGATGTGGTAAGGCTGTACAATACTTTAAAGAAGATATTCATAATACCCATTTTCTTGGAATTATGCCTTCATTGTACGACCCTGCAGTTGAAGATTATTCTTCTATGCCTGAAGGTAAGTTTGACGCTGTTATATCAACTGACGTTTTAGAGCATATTGAAGAGGAAGACTTAGATAAAGTCTTTGAAGAAATTTATAGCAAAGCCGAGAAGTTTGTATATCTTGGTATTTGTAAGTCTCCAGCATTAGCGATTCTACCAGACGGTCGCAATGCGCACGTAACTCAAAAACCAATAGAGTGGTGGGAAGAAAAGATTAAGCCCCATGCAAATGTATTTACATTATTGTTTGTTTATGATAATAATGGTAAACGCAAAGCATTCTTGGGGAATTGAATATGCTAGGTGTTGTTTTAGGAAATGGTCCAAGTAAACGTCATTATGACAGGACTGGCGATTATGTAATTGGATGTAATATTCCAAGCGATGATTACAGTTTAGATGCAACTGTTATTTGTGACGAAGAGATTGTGTGGATTCTTAAAAATAACTTGACTTTAATTGATATACCAGTTATAATATCTACTAAGGTGTTTGAAAAGATGAAAGAATTCGGGATAGTTCAACACTTCACTATCCTCCATGTTTTTAAACCCAAAGATTGGTATAACGCTGCTCATTATGCTGCGGAATTCCTAATCGGCAGAGAATGTGACGAAATACACCTGTGGGGTTGTGATTCAATATTTTCAAATACAACTTCTTCTACGACTGGTCAGTTGATACCTTCTACGACTGGTAATGATGATAGATTTATCCGTAATTGGAGAAGAGTTTGGAATGAAATGTACGTTAATAACCGAAATGTGCATTTCGTAGCTATGAGATTACCTAAATAATATACCAGCTTGACGGTTTGCTGGCACACACTAAAAACCGATAACACACACAAAGGAGTTACAATGAGTAACATGACACCGTTCGAGATTCGCCTTGAACTATTAAAAATGGCGAAAGATATGTTGGAGCAAGAGTATCACGGCAAACGTGAACGACTAGCGAACGAATGGAACGTTCAAGTCGAAAATGCCCGACACGCAGGACAAGTTGCACCAGTTTACCCTGAGCTGCCAGCTTTCCCAGGCGAAGCCGAAATCATCAAGAAGGCAACTGAATTGAATGGTTTCGTATCACAAATCCCACAACAAGATAATACAAAGACTAGCAAAAAGTCCACCTGATAGGGATCGGGGTGTGCATCCGCACACCCTTTAACTTACAAAGGAGATAATTATGCGTAAAGCAAAGTTAATTCTAATTGGTTCTATTCTGACACTATGTACCTTGATTGGTTTAAGTCAAGCTGTAGAACAAAATATATTAATGGATATCGCTTATAGCGATCTAACAAAAGACGCCAGAAAACAAGTAGATTGTTTGGCTGAAAATATTTACCACGAAGCTGGTTATGAATCTGAAAAAGGTAAGCAAGCCGTTGCTTTGGTTACTTTAAACAGAACCCAAGATGAACGTTTCCCTTCACAAATATGTGAGGTGGTTAAACAAAAGACACAAGGTACATGTCAGTTCAGTTGGTTCTGTATGCCTGTTAAGTTGAACAGGAACACTGATGCGTATAAGCAGTCAATGGAAGTTGCACTGTTTGTATATGCTAACTATGAGAAGTTAAAAGATGTCACCCACGGTGCGCTTTACTATCATGCTGACTATGTCAACCCTCGTTGGCGAAATGTCGAAAAGACAACCGTTATTGGTCGTCATATATTTTATAAGGAAAAACTGAAATCATGATGAATAAATTAAACCTACAATTAACCGACGGTGGAGATTCTAAACACTCGTTTTTCCTAATGATGGAAGAAATCAGTTTAGCTACTTGTAAGTCTGCAGTTGAGTGGATTCTTGATGCTAACTTTACTGAAGAACGACCAGAGATGCTAAACCTCATTATCACTTCTCCAGGAGGTGACTTGAATGCTGCATTTGCATTGATTGACGTTATGCGAGGATCGGCTATTCCAGTTCGTACCATTGGACTTGGACAAATCGCTTCTGCTGGTCTAATGATTTTTATTGCAGGTGAAAAAGGACAACGCATCTTAACACCTAATACTTCAATTCTATCTCACCAGTACTCTTGGGGTGCTATTGGTAAAGAGCATGAATTGTTTGCTCAAATTAAAGAGTTTGACCTTACAACTAAGAAGGTTATTGACCACTACAAACGTTGTACTGGTCTCGCGGATAAGAAGATTCGCGAAGTTCTATTGCCCCCACAAGACGATTGGCTATCCCCAATTGAAGCCAAGAAACTAGGTTTATGTGACGATGTTAAGGATCTAAAATGAAAACAGAACTCATTGCATTTATTGTAGCAGTAACTATTGCTGTAATCACTATTGTTTTTGGAATCTCTTATTACAACATTAAGCGAGACGAAGCCATGAAATCCAATATTGAATCCGCGATCGTCAAAGGTATTGACCCGATTGCTGTAAAATGTGCATATGGGTATGGTTCTGATCCTGTTTGTGTAGTATATGCTGCAAATCGAAAATAACGCTTGACTTACAATTAATTTTAGGGTATAATTATAGTATGAAAACAAAAAGTGAACTACTCGTTGAACAGTCAAACTTGAGAATGGAGAAGATGAAGCTAGACCGATTCTTCTCCATGTACTTGGATAAGTTTGGTGATAAAATGGATCATCAAAAACCAAATACAAAAGTTTGGCAACTTTATAAATCCAAACTTAAAGAATATGAAGAAGTTTCTCGTAAGATTACTCACCTTGATTATTGGATTAATAAATGATGTTTAAAACTTCTAATCAATTCTCCTTGCATATTGAACAACAGGCACGGGATAGACGTATTTCCCACATGGATGCTGTTCTTGAATATTGTAAAGAGAATTTCCTTGAACCTGAAGATATTGTTTCTATGATTAATAAGTCCTTAAAGGACAAGATTGAAATGGACTTTCGTGATGCCAACATGCTCCCAAAACAAGCGCAACTTGATGTCTAACATTTTACTGGGCATCTTTGCGATTGCTTGGTTTTCTGGTGGGTTGTATTGGATAGTTTCTCAACCGAAACGTGAAGTTGTAGTTTATAACTGCGAACTTTCTGAGATTTCCCCAGACTTTCCTATTCAAGCTAAAGAACGTTGTAGATTATTGAGAGCCCAGAATGGACGGTTTTAAAGCATACAAATAT